TGGGGATCGTTGTCGAATCGATCACGGATGGCCGCAGGAAGGGCCATAAAGGCCTCTTGGCTGCGTCGAACGGCGTTCATGGCGGTGTGGTAGTCGGAAACGCCGTCGAAGTCGCCATAGCTCGGTAGACGGGCTCCTTGAGGCAGAACGCCGGTGATGCCGAAGCGTTCCATGATGACGTTGATGTCGGTCTCGTCCTTGGTGTTCTGTTGGGTGAGCGTCTTGTCGAGACAGGCCAGGCCGGTGTCGGTACTGGCCTGATCGCGGTCGTAGTTAAACGGTGTGCGAAGAAAAAGCACTTCGCCAGTCGTCTTGTCGATGTTCATGTTCATCGTGCGTTCCTTTGTTCACGTGATTTGCGGGAATATTCCTCCCACCATTTGGGGATTTCGCCGGCACGGCGCTTGAGATCTTCCCAGGCGCCAGGTACTTCTCGTTCGAACTCTTGTTTCGCCTTGGAAGCAGAAGAGATCTGCGGAAGATACCGGGAAATGATGCCGCCTTCAAGCTCGCGGGCATCGAGAGCAGCTCGAGCACGCGTCGCTGCGACGGTGGCCGGGTTCAGATCCTGACTGGCCCGGACGTTCTGATCGGCCTGCCTGGCCGAGCTGGTGTTGGAATCGATCTGGCTCTTCATCACTGCAGGTTGCATGAGAGTCGCGATCGTCTGTGCACGGATGTTGCCGGTCGTGGCGTTTGTTTGTGTTGTTTGCGCCTGTGTTTGCAAGTTGGCCAGGTTGATGCCTTCGAGCTGCGCTTTCATCTGCGCAGATTGACGACCCGAGCTAAGGGCCGGTGTGATGACGTCGGACTGGCCAGCGGAAGCGCCGCCTGGCGAGCTGGCTCCACCTTGTGAGTAAGCCAACATGGGGTTCAGGCCGGCGGCCATCATGTCGTCGGTGCCGCGTTGATATTGAGTGTTCGACATCTCCCGCTGGAAATTCATCTGGTTCTGAGCCTGCTTGGCGCTGGCCTGGTTGGCTTGCATGCCGCCATAAAGACCGAGGCCGGCAGTAGCCAGGTCGCCAGCAAAGCCCAGCAAGCCCGAGCTGGTGGGCATCGACCAGTTAGGACCGGGCTCAGTAACGCCGCCCAGGTCCTGGGATTGAATCTCGCCAGCTCGCACGGCGGATGACTTCGCCGAGTTTGTGAGACTGCCGAGGGCTTGGGCTGCAAGCGGGCCGCCGTACACGCCGGCGGCCACAGGTAACGCGATCTTCGCTACCTTCTTGAAGCCTTTTTTGATCTTCTTGAATAGTCCCATGGTTAAAAATGATCGATGAGGCCGGGAACGGAGTACATCGGGAGCGGCCTGGCGGCTTTGATCTCGATGAACGAGTCCATGATGAGCTGTTGACCGTTGGCGGCAGCTCCGACCGCGAGCACGCGAGACAGGGGCGGCGTTTCCTCGATGAAGGTCTGATTCAAGGTAGGCAACACCGTGAAACGTTGTGCCAGGTGCCAGATATCGATCGTGCCGGCAGAAGTCGACCGGAAAAGCCCGGTGATCATGCTGGGGTGATAACGGTATTCCGCCCACCGTTCCTGGTAGCCAAACACCAGGTCATCGTTGGCCGAGCCATCTGCGTAGATTTCCTTGTTGAGAACAGATTGCTCGCCAAGCATCGCGAACGCCGGAAAGTAATAGTCGTACCTGGTGCGGCGCGACCACATCTTGCGGAGGCCTTGTTGATAAGTCAGGTCGGCGCGGACGTTGACGAGTCCGATGACCATTCCGTGTTCTGTAAAACTCTGTGTGAAACCATGTCCGCTAGCCAGGCCGGTACCCACGGACGCAAGATTGCCAAGCGGCGTGGTCTGGCCGGTCTGTCCGGTTCCAGAAGTTTGTGCAATGGGATTGATATTGATGGGTGTGTGCCCCCCGCCAAGATACTCAGGCCGCTGTAGCCGCGCATCGGGCGAGATGACTCCGAAATGCGACCGGACAATTTCAGTGTATCGAGTACCGCCGCGTGCGTCGCGTTCGAGGAGTTTCTGAATCTGGAAGCTGAGACGCAGCTGGTTGATAGTTGCGGCGCTGGCGGTGGAGAGATCCGCGAACATGCCTGTCGCGGTGTTGACTGGTCCCCAATTGAAATTGGCACCGGCGGTGGTAGCCGTGGTGTGAACAAGAGCACTGTTGGCCGCGCCACTCACCGATTGAACGAACGAGGTGGCGCCGGTACCTCCACGGACGGAGAAAGCAGTACCGTCCGACCGAACGGGGGCTTGAGTACCGAGTGGGATGGTGACTGCGGTTCCTTTCTGGACAAAAGGTAGGCACGCGGTGAAGTAGTCGTGTCGCTTGCCACGGCGCCGAAGAGCGTAATTCCCGACCGCGTCTGGCCCGTCGCCGGTGTTCTCGACAGCGGAGTTGACCAGGTTCTCGTCGCGGAACCATTCGTTGTAGATGAGGTTGTATGCCCGCAGCCACATGGCTGAGACAGTGACGGTGGCGCCGCCGCCGACCTGGCCGACGGTGGGGAGTCCGAAGTAGTCATAAATGCTCCCGACAGGGAATCCGCCAGCGGCGGACGGAAGGACCGGCGTGAGAAACGAGATCGAATCGCCGGGGTTGTTTTGTTCGCCCATGAGCTTGACCCAGTTGGTCCAGACCAGGCGGTTGGGGACGAAGAAGAAAAACGTCTCCAGGTGCAGGTTGTCCATGATCGGGGTGATCGGCGTGGCAAGGCGAGCAAAGATCGTCGCCTTGACGTTGAACGTGTCACCTGGGAGTACTTCGTCCGCATAGAAGGGGACGAGAAAGCCCGCGTCGAATGTCGTCTTGTGCGTCATCTGCGACGTGAAGGACGAGCGGGGAATCTCCGCCTTCGGCACCATCGCAAAGCGATGGGGTTCGACGGAGCGGTTCTTGTGCATCATGGTCATGATTGAGCGCCTTTCTTGAGGTCTTGAGCGCGTGCCAGGCGCTCGATTTCGGCAGGAATCAATTCGCCGGTTTCCTCGTCGAATTCGCCGATGAGGTGGAGTGAGTAATCCTCCGGGTGGCGGGCCAGGTCGTTGTTGTCACTCGCGTTGACCTGGTCTGCCAGGCTCCGGAGTGCTTCGCCGGGGTGCCGGACGAAGATAGGGCGTCCGTATGACTGGACGGCGGAATCGTAGAGGCTGATGACCTTGAGGCGCATGTCAGAGTTTCCTTATAAGGCGTGTCAGTCGCTCGGCCTGGACGGCTTCGCGGACTTGGAGTCGTTGTGGGGTGTTGTCAGGTGCTGCTGCAGCTGCTGCAGCTTCTCGGCCGGCCTTTGCTTCGGCCAGTCCGAGGGGATCGTGTCGCTTGTGGCGTCGATCGTAGAACTTGGGCACGGTGTGTTTGGTGCCCTCGTGGATGAGCTTGTCGTGTGTATGGATGTCGTCGTGGTACTGGTCGTACCAGGCAGAAGCGATACCGGGACGGAGGGACATCCGGTTAAATTCAGGAACGCGACGAGTACCATCGCGATTCTGGTAATGGGATTCGGCCAATTGTCCATTGACTTTCTTCATTACATACCGGGCTGTGTAAGCCGCGGATTGTTTTGTGAGGTCTCCGATTAGAGAGTGACCTAAAGGCCAGAGTTTGGAGAATGTTGGAGAGGTATAGAGAGGGTTGTTGTTTGAGTATGTGTGCAGTATCTTGTCAGTAATCTGACAGTTGAATAGGCACACGTGATAGTGAGGGCGAGAGGTTGTCTCGCCGTATTCTCCGCACATATAGAAACGGACTTTTGGTCCGTAGTGTTTGCGGAGACGTTTCATGAATAGTTGAAAGTCCAGGTAGTTAAGGGAGTTGTTGGGAGGTAGGTTTTCGTCCGAATACGTGAGAGTAACGAAAGCGTTGTGTTTGTGGAGTGATGCCTCGTGGACGCATCGTAGGCTCCACTGACGGGACCGCTCCAGCCTGCAGCCAATGCAGTTGCCGCAAGGCAAAGAGAGCGAGTCGCCGTCATGGGTCGAGGGTGACTTGAAGGTCACCCCGCCCGTGCGCAGCTTGTACGCTGCGATCGGGTGGTAGCAGGCCACATCAAAGGCGCCATCCGCCCCGCATCGGGCCGGTGGAGACGTTGGCCATCTTGGTGCGCCTGGTGTGGCTGTTGAAGGAGTGCGCGGAGCCGCGCTTATTCACGTGGTGTCTCATGGGAATGACCTTTCAGGTTGAGGGTAGCGTGACACTGTTGGTGTCACTTGGACCAATTGACATCAAGTATAGGCATTGGTCCGGCCGTCTTACAACGGGCCTGTGGGGCTGGCAGGTGCGGGGACGGGGGAAGCCCCCGCGCCCCCACCTAGCACAGCGTCTTGACTGGAAGTGACCAGGCCGAGCTGTACGGCTTCGGCGCGGTTGTCCTCGTCGTCGAGGAATTCCAGGAGGTCTTGGGGATCGTTGTCGAATCGATCACGGATGGCCGCAGGAAGGGCCATAAAGGCCTCTTG